CTAATATCCTGAATCTGTCGAGAAGGCGATCGGTATACCAAGTGAATTGGAGGAGATTTCAATTTTCAGCTCGATCAATTCGGCCAGATTTTCAAAAAAACTATCTCCTTCGACGGAATCAAAGTCCGCGAATAAAACGACGTCCGCGCCAGCATCATGTGATTTTATGCGGACCAATTGTGTGAGTAGCCCGGCCATTAACTGCTCGGCTAGGTGTTCCGACAAAATTTCGCCAAAACCTAATGAATGATAAAGCGGGCGAACGAATACGGCGTCGAGTGAGAACAAGAACCTCAACGGTCCCTGTGTTTCGGATTCGCCGTCCAGATCTTCACTTCCATGGCTACGGTACCGACAAAGTCCCGCGAGCTCCTTGTTTATCCAAAGCTCCAGATTCTCGGCATCGATAAAGTAATTGTCGTTTAGAGGAGACCCCGCGGCAGCGATTTCCTTCACAAGAGGAGACTTTTCTTCATTCGTTGCCATACCGATCGAAATAAGGGCGCTCCAATGCTGTGTCCCGTCGTAGGTACTGTGCTGGAAAATACTCACGCAACGTTTTTGGGGACCCAGGGCATCGTCCTGGTGCCAAGGCTCAAGATCCGTCAGTCTCTCTGCATACTGCCCGTCAACCTTGGCTGTGTGATTCATAGCTCACCCCGTGGGGAAAAATAAGAGCTTACGGTCGACGGACGACTATTGCCGTTCAGATGTTGATTAATTCGGGTTCAATTTTCCGGTGGTCGAGGCAGGCGTCGTCATGGGCGCTTTGTGCCCATTTGAGTTACCTCTACCTAGTCCCTCCAGACCGTCCTGGCCGATCATGATGTCGGTGAGCTTCTCGCCCAGCAGGTTCCAAGCTTCTTTTTTCTCTTCGGCATAATCATGGTGTAAGTAGTGACGGCGGACCCGGGAACCTGCCAGCACGTGGTTCTGGCACCGGTCTATCACGTCAAGGCTTATGCCCCAGGCTTGCATCATGGTTGCACCCGTTCGTCTCAAGTCATGGGGTGTCCATTCCCCATTGGCACCACCGGACAGCACCAGGGTGTCATCATGTCGGCGACGTGAAAGCGGCTTGCGATTTTTGAAGCGTGATTGGCGGTCTCCAACCTGTTTGCTGACGACCTTGAGATCGACATGACCATCATGATGCTTTGCGGGAAAGCACCATTGAGAATTTCCTGTGAGCAGCCGAAGCTTGCTGAAATAGTGGATCGCAAACGCAGATAGGAACACGTGGTGGTCCTGCTTTTTTCCCCGGCTACCTTTGACGTTTGCCACGGGAATAAACCAGACACCATTTTCCAAATCAACGTTTTTCCATTCGGCCTGAAGCAGTTCACCAATCCGGCATAACGTTCCCAAACAGATCCAAAGCGCAAGTTGGGACTCTGGCTTGAGTGGGCGAATCCCATCGTACTTTTCGCCGGCAGGTAGTGCTGCATAGTCCGCAGTCATTTTTTGAAAGCGTTGGTATAATTCTTGAAGTTCGATAGAGGAGAGGATCCGAGTTCGCTCCTCCTGGTAGTCACTGGGTACAAGCTTGTTGATTTCGACCAGGTCTGCTGGGTTTCCGTCAATCAGCAGTGTTCGCCATGGCTGGCGTTTCTGGGCCCATCCAAACATCTGAACGATATCCGAAAAAAGACTGATGGCCTGACGAGTAGCGCCGCGAGCCATTACGGATCGCACCAGGTTCCGCAGGTCATGCTCACTAATTGAGCTGATGACTTTTGAGCCAAGGGCAGGGTAAAGATCTTTCGCGAATTTTCTCCGTAGCTCGGCATTACCATCCTTGCGCGCCACACCATCGCGAAGCCATTCTCCCGCGAGGTCTAGCAGCGTTAGCTCCTTAGACTTTTGCCGATCGGCCTCCGCGAGTTGTGCAGCCAGTTCCGCTTTTNGTCTNACCTTCCCTGCGCGCTTGTTCTCGTTTGGATTGATCCCTTTGGNTACAAGGTCTCGNGCTTCGTTGCGCTCCTTGCGGATTTCGGTCAACGACTTATTTGGCCAGGTACCGCACGAGAAACGGGTGTAAATCCCTTCCCAGCGAAACTGGAAGTAAAAGGGGATGGCGATACCTTTTTTGCGGAGTGAGACTCTGCCCGCGAGGCTGCCTTCGTCGCGTATGATGATTCCGACATCCTGCTCGGTCAGTGCTTCCAATTCCTTGGCAGTGAGCTTGGCCATAATCAACCTCCTGATAAGTTTACTCCCACATTTACTCCCACTGATTCGTCAGCTAAGGGTAGATCAGGATAGAGGTCGTTGGAAGAATGAAGCGCTGAAAGGCCTTTTTTTACTGGGCTTGAGGGTTCTGTAGGAGAGTGGCGCGAGCCAAGGATGTCTAATGCTTAACTGAATGGGGTGCTAGGGGTCGAGTGTTCGAATCACTCCGTCCCGACCATATTTCGTAAGGGGATCAAGCACTTAGCGGCTTGATCCCCTTTCTCGTTTCAGGTCTGCGCAAAACCCGCGCAAAACTGGCGCAAAACTATCCGGTTATTTCGCTGATATTCAGGTCCGGAATCGCCTCGGACCAGACGATTTCTTCATGGTCCCGCTGGTAGTTTTTGGTCATGCCTTCGCTCGCATGGCCTGCGATTTTCTGCCCATCCTTTCCGGCTTTCTTGTACAGGTGCAGCGACAGCGCACGTACTTCATGGAAGCCCGGCATTTCCTCCTCCTTCCATCCCTTGTAGCATTCCGCCGCCTCCCGGACGTCCTTGAATGCACGCGTCAAATACCGCTCTTCAACCTTCGTCCAGTGGTCCTTGGTCTGTGCCTGTTTCTGTTTCAAGCGATCAGGCTTTCGGTGCACCAGATACGGCGAAGCGGTGTCGTCGCGGCACCGGCTGATCACGGCCTGCAACTCGGTTGTTACCCGAAAGCGAATCCACGCCGCGTCACTGGCCTTGGCCGTCTTCTTCTGCACGACGTATAGGTAACCCTCCCGAACGCCGTCGAAGCGCATGTCCAGGATGTCGGTTCGGCGCTGGGCGGTGATTAGGGCTAGATCGATTGCATTCTGCAGCCAGGCTGGCGCCTTCTCCCTGATAGCCCTCAAGCCCTCTACGGTGTGGCGCTTGCGCTGCTTCTTCTCGATGCGGTTGATTGTGCTGGCCGCCGGGTTGTCCGGGCACAAGCCTTTGGCCGCTGCGTGGTTGAAGATGTCGACGAGTAGAGCCCGGCACTGGTTCGCAGTGCGCGGGGTGAGAGCGTCCAACATTTCCGCGACCATGCGAATGGATATCTGGTCGACGGCCTTTCCCTCGAACTGCTTGCGGAAACGCCTGAAGTGCACCGCGTACAAACCGAGCGTGCCCTTGGCCAGCTCGCGCGGTGGTAGCACATCGGCTTCGTACTTATCGAGGAAGGTAGCGAACGACTCCGATGAAGCGGACATCACTGCGCCGACCAGGTCAGCACCGCGCATAAATTCCAGGTTCAACTGCTTCGCGGCGTCGATCGCTTTGATGCGGTCACTACCGAACTGGAACCACTTCCCATCGGTTGGCCGCCGGTAACGATAAGTCGAGCGCCGCGCATCGAAGTACAGGTTCTGCGGAAGGCTTTTGTTCGCAGTGTTGCGCGGCCGTGGTGCCATCATGCAGCTCCTTTCAGTACCATCGCCACCAGGTCGTTGCCGTCCGAGCGGTTGAATGCGGTCCAGTCAACGTACCAGAGTTTCCCAATCTGCTCGCCAGGGACCATGCCGTTGCGGATATGGTTGCGAATTGCCTGGGGGCAGGGTGGCGTTCCGTTTTCGCCCCAGCGCCGGCGCTGAAACTCGCTGATCTTTATCAGTTCTCGCTTCATTGAATACCTCTGCCCGGGTCGGGCGTAGATGGTTTATGCCGCGCCTGGCGGCATAAGAAAAGGATCAGATGATTGCTGTCAGCGTCTGACTGCCGTCGGCATGGGTAGTGGTCATGTGCATCATGGATCGGCTGGGCGGCCTGATGATGTTCAGTGCTTGGACGAATCTTTCATCTGACACATCCTCATCGCCGGGGAGGATGCTCGTGCAGTAAAGCGTTTCATCGTCTTCGTCTTGGAGCTGGGCCGAGAGCAGCAACGCGATGTTGTGTTCCTTGCAGATTTCGATGATCTGGTGGACCAGCGGGCTGATTTGTTCGTCGTACACATTTTCTTTTGACATGAGGATTCCTCACCCCGCCGCTCACCGGCAGGCTGGTAGGGTTTAGGTAGGGTTACGCGTGAGGGATTTGGTTTTCTGTGGGCATGTGGATACCTCAAGATTTATGATGCGATCTCATGAATGAATGAATGGAGCAGGGAATGAATAAAGAAATACTGAAGGGTGCATTCACTAGTAAACAAATACCAGAGTACAAGTGCCCCCATTGTTACGCAGGCCTGCTCCGCATTGATGGAGAGTTCAATTCTAAGGAAACTGAAGCTTCTCGTGCCGAGCACAATGAAGACTGGTGGGACCCAGAAAACATTATGCTTGTATTTAGTTGCACGCTTAAGTGCACTACTTGTTCGGAACTCGTTTTTGTGGTCGGGAATGGAGTGGTTGAGGAAGAGTATGACGTCGATGAAAATGGCGATTGGACTCGAGAATACAACTCATTCTACCGTCCAACATATTTTCATCCGGCGCTTCAACTAATTGATTACCCATCGAAGGCTCCGAATGACGTAACTTCGCCACTTGGTACGGCGAGCGCTCTTTATTTTTCAAGCCCAGCGTCGTGCTGCAACAACATTAGAATTGCTGCTGAAAAGGTTCTAACGGAGCTAGGAATTCCAGAAAAAGACGGGGATAAATTCATTTCCTTCGGAAACAGAATGCAGTTACTTCCGGAAGCACAAAACCCAGTAAGAGAGCTTTTTAGTGCAATCAGATGGCTTGGGAATCATGGAAGCCATCCAGGCAATGAAGTTGAATTTGATGACGCTTTGCATGCATTTGAAATTACGGAGTATTTGCTTGAAGAAGTCTATGGTGAGCGCAAGCAGGCTCTCAAAATGCTTGCCGATGCGATCAATGATCGTAAAGGTCCAGTTAGTCGTCTGCAGCGAATGGGGGCGAGCTAATTTTCGAGATTGGTCGGATCAGACGGTCGCTGTTGATTCAGCCGAGTAATCCATCCACGAAAGCTTGGTCGCCGACTTCCGCCTCAAGTCATCCTGTGGCAGCTTGATCTTCGCTCTGATGATGACGTCGCGGCATCGACCAAGCTTGCGGATACGTTCGGCGTAGTCGGCGGCGTACTGGAGGGGCGTCGAACATGCTGCTGAGCAGGGCGATGCGCTTGCCGCCGATGATTTTTATGACGCGATCCTCGACAGCCTGTAGCCACTGGCTCATGGACAGTTCGATCCGCTTACCTTTCTCGATCTTGAAGTCGCGAACCTCACTATCTCCAGTCAGGCGCCGCCCTTCGTGACTGGATGCAGCATAGTGGCAAAATTATGGCGGATGGTGTCTGATTGGGCATCGCATTGATGTGTCACTAAAGGAGCGAAGGACATGGAACGGATAGGATTTCTCAATCGAAATAAGATATCCAGTGAAGATTGGGACAGAGCATCTATTGAGTGGCAAGAGCTATTGGCTATTAAGGATGATTATCTCCTGAGGAAACGTCAGCTGGAGGATGCGGCCGAATACGTTGTTAAAACAGTGCAAGGGTTCGAAGGTGTTCACTCCGTAAGGTGGCGTGTAAAAGATGTCGAGCATCTGCTTGAAAAAATAATAAGAAAGCGGTGTGAAGAAAAGGTCTCAAAAAAGTACCAAACTATTTGCGCTGGTAACTACTTTTCCGTGGTTAATGATCTGATCGGCGTTAGAGCTCTTCATTTGTTTAAGTCTGATGTCTTCAAGATCCATCCTCAAGTTGTTGAAATGTGGCCGCTCGGTGAGAAACCAGTATCTTATGTTCGCGCTGGAGACAGATCTGATTTGATAGATGGTTTGAAGCAATGCGGAATTAATTCCAAGGTTCACCGGGCAGGCTATCGTTCGGTTCACTATATTCTTAAAATGCGACCCGGAGTAACTGATATATTTGTTGAGCTCCAGGTTAGAACGATTTTTGAAGAGGCTTGGAGCGAGATAGATCACAAAGTCCGATATCCAAACTTCTCGGAGAATAAGCAAGTTGAGGAGGTTTTAAAGATATTTAATAGATTGTCAGGCAGTGCAGATGAGCTCGGTGGGTTTATTAAAGATTTAAGTAATGAATTTGATGTTATCGATGAGAGGATCGTTAGAGCTGATCAAGATAGGGATCAAGCGCTGGAGGAAATGCAAAAACTCGTTTCCCAGCTTAGTTCTGCTCAACAATTGAACAGCGAATCCGCCGCTCAGATGGCTCTTATTCAAAAAGAGCTTGATAATGTTAGGAAGGCCATTAAAACGGGAGCTGAAGAAAAAGAGGCACCTGATTCTTACATGTATGTTATGTCTTCTGACGGGCGCAAATTGAAGATCCCTATCACTAATAACAAACGGATCGTCAGAAGCAGGCGAAATACTGCGAAACCCGAGTAACAACGCATGAGGTCATGGGAATGGCCTCTCCGACGCTGTGTGGTGCAGGAGAGGTGGGCTATACGTGTTGGCCGGCATGGTGCCGGATCAAGGAGCGATTCGATGGGAAGCAAATACCTGTACGGAAAATACGAACATCTGGGAATTTTTCTGGATGGTGGAAAGGACGTTCCGGAAGACAGAGGGGTCAGGTTTTGCGACATCATTCACTACAAGTCGATGGAGAACGAAATCGTTAGAGACGATGAATCCCGGCGAATTTTTAACCTGCATAAGGAGCATTTCACGATAGAAATTAATGGGAAAACCATTAACTCTGACGAGCTGATAGATCATCCAGGTGTCGAGCTTCCAGTGCCCCGGTGCTATTGCTTATGCCTTAGCCATAAAAAAGACGATCTCGAAATGTTTTCTCGCTTCAAAGCGGATGTATGCATCGAGGTCGATACGGATTTTCTTGTGGAGTACCTAGAGAAAATTGTCGCCAAACGCCTCCCCATTAGAGTCCTGCACGGAGACATTACGTATTACCCGAGCGTGATGACTTCGTCCCCGCCAGTTGAAGAGGCTTTGATTTTCTTCAAAGACGCTGAGCTGTACTCAGTCGAGGCCGAATACCGTATTGCATTCACGCTGCCTGAAAGTGTCTACCTGATAGCTGACGGTGAAAAGATTGAAGTTTTGAAGGGCGACGAACCTTCATTCATGCAAATCGGTCATAAAGACAAGGTGATATGGTCTAATTTGTTCAAGGGCTATTCGCGACTATCTGACGTTACGCCTGCATGACATGTTCGGTGCGGCGTTAGGTTAGCGTGACAGGCTTGATGATTTTGTCGTACGGTTCGCCCGGTTCTGTGCTCAGCTTTCGGAGGCTTTCATTGCGGAATTCCTGCTACACCTTTTCGGTTATCTTGAAAGGTGTCGTGACACACTTCAGCATTTGCGCCGCTGTTTCGAAATCGGCGGCTATGACGTTGCGAAGCAGGTTTTGATACACCTCCTGCTGATTGTTGTAGCCGTGTTCATCAGGCGCTTGAGGTCCTGCATGAACACGCCGGCGACCTCAACCTGGAACCGTCCGATTCCTTTCATGGCATCGTCCGCCGCCTTCTTTTCCCGCTTCTTGCGCTGCTTTAGGGCTTCCGCCGTCGGTTGCTGCTGCTCCTCGGCCATGGCCTGCCTCTTCGATTCCGTGGACCGGTATATCCAGCCATGCTTGTCTCCGGCGCTGGCGCACCAGGTTGTTGATGCGCCTCAAAGACCCGATCCGTAGTAGGCAAACACGATCAGCATCAGCGCCGCGCCGACAGTCCAGCGCAGAAGCGTGCAGGAAAACTTCTTCATCGACTTTCGGCGCGCGGCGAAGAAGTCGGCGTTGTCCTCGAGCCGTTGGGCGAGCTGGCAGGCACTATCATGGCCAAACCGTTCACCCTTTGCCATGCCGGAGGAGCGCTCGATCACCTCGAACGTGTTGCTACCCCGGGGAACGACGTTGAAGCGCGGAGCGCGGACGGGTTCATCTCGGCCGATCCGTTGGTACATCTCCGCGGTGGCCAGCGAAGTTCTAAGCCGCAACCCATGGAGAATTGCTTGGCTCTGTCTGATGGTTTGGTTCATGGCGAATCCTCGATGTGGGTTGCGTGTATTCGTCAGCACTCGGACCGCGAGCTGGTTGCCGTTGGGTGAAGAGGTGAGTGCTGACGGATAAAGGCAGGCGTAAAAAGCCAGACCGAAATCTGGCTTTACTCTTACGTAACGAGCCCGCCGAGTGCATGAGGGCTGTGCGGGTATCTGAAGTTCACATGGCTGCCAATCCTCCGCGCTGGGTGAGCAGAACAATGCAGGTGGCCGGTATAAGCCGGGGTTTCGCCCACATCCCGATGCACCCTGTCGCCAAGGTGCAGCAGTGATGCTGTCCGTCCAATTGCCGCCGGAAGGGGCGGGGCGCATTGCATGCCGGGTCATTCACACGGTTCTGGCGTTTCACCATCGATCAGCCGTCAAGGGTTGTCCCTCGAGTTGGCAGGCTTTCCTCTTTCACCTGTCTGATCGCCGGTCGCCGGTAGAGGCAATGCGGTCTGTTGTTTGTTGCGCTGATTGTTAAAGAGCGGCGCGGCTTTCGCTGCTGGGCCGGTGATGTCTTGGCCTGGATCAAATATAAGCCAGCTTATTTTATCAGTCAATAAGCATGCTTATAAATTTTTACAAAGACGATCAAAAGCCCGCTCGAAGGCGGGCTCATTTCAGGCTTCGCAGTACTCTCTCCATCCGATCCTTACCGCGCCGCTCTCAAGGCGCTCCATGCTTACGCCACTCGTCTCTTCAATCTCCTGAAGGACTTGCTGCCATGCTTCAGCGGGTTCTGCTTCGAGTCTGGTGACAATTATGGCTTGGACCTTTTGAACACCGGGAGCAGCTATCAGGCGTTGGATGCGCCGGCCAACCAATTCATATGAGTTTCTGGTGTTTGATACGGGTGACGCAATTTTTGACATAGGGAGCTCCTTGCTAACAACTGTATGTATATACAGTATTATTCCTGCCATATTTTGGCAAGAGGCATGTTCTATCTGGTGCGGGGGAGGGGGATTTTCTCGGGCATAAAAAAGCCCGCGCTTGGCGGGGTCGTACTCTGTTGCGTATATCTGGAGGAAGTCGCCTCGATCAGTCCAGTTTTTGAGCCTTCAGCCTGGCCAAGCCCTGATTGATATGCCCAGCATTCTCACGAATCGTATCTAGCGCTCCGCGGACATTACCGCCGATCTCGATCGCACCCTGGCTTTCAACCAGCAGCGTCAGCTCCATAATGGCAGCCTCCAGGGCGTTTTGATTTTCATGTATGCGCTCAAGGACATCGGGGAGAGAGTATTCGGGGGTAGGCATGGCTTCGACTCCATTCGAGGGAGCTGAAAGCGTAGCAGCGAAGGAGGGGAATGAGAAAGCCCGGCGTAGGTAGGGCTCATGTGACTTTCAGTGCACGCTCTCATCCGTCTTGAGCAGCTCAATAATCGCTTTATCCATGGTTTTCGCGTTGAATCTCAGATCGCCAACACGAACCCGAAGCTTCTGCGCTGTCTCTGTCGCGCCTTCCTTTTCTAGCCAAGCTGCGATTTCCTCGAAGGCCTCGCCGATCATCATTTGATTCAATTGAAGGCTGGCCAGCACAGCTGGAAACAGTTTTGGGTGGGCCATGGTTCATTCCTCCAACATGGCATGGGGCGTGCGGACAACAAAAAGCCCGCACGTGGCGGGCTCTCTGTTGAAGGGGTTGATCCATCAGCTATCGTCAGTGTAGATGGCGTCTACGGGCGCGCAAGGCAGAATGAAAAAGCCCGGCGCGGGGCCGGACTATTTTCAGTGAAGGGTCTCAGGAACCCCTCGCTTTATTTCTTCAAGTTTTTGTTTATTAGGCATGTGCGAGCTAATAACCCTCACTCCCTCAAACTCAGCAAGAGCATGGGTTACCTCGTCATAAGCCTTGAGGAGCTTTGGCTTTCCTGGCGCAGGAGGCTCTGTAATAAATAAGGTGTCTTTCGCCAGCCTGTTCGCCTTATTCAGACGCATGACCTTCGACAACCATGCGTCACCATGCTCAAGAATCTTAGAAGGCTCGGCCTGTCCAAAATAAAGAGGCTTGATTGCCTGTTCTGCTATCTGATCAGCAAGCATTACGAAAGGAAACCTGACGTCGTAATCTTTGGTGCCTAAGCGCTGCTCTTTGTAGCGCTGCTTCAGGTTTGAAGAGGCCAGAAGAGTACCAAGCTGGCGCTCCAAGACTTTCTCTTGGTATTCCTTGTTAGCAAAGCTGTGATTTACATAGTGATCGAATAGCTCATCCAAAGCTTGGCCGATGTTGTCTGTTGCCATAGACCCCGGCTGGCTGAAACGCATCATCGTCTCCCGGGGGTGAATGAGATGCTTGAATGTGCTCGATAGCAGGCTGATCTCGTTTTTGTGCCGTGCGCAGAATCCAACCAGGCGGTTGAACTCATCCTCAACCTCGCTTTTCGCACGAAGGTAAACCTTGTGCTCAAGGGTTTCGAAAAATCGAGTTACACGCTGGCGTTTCGTGGCAATTTTGAAGCGGAATTCTCCATTGTTCGCAAGCAGCACGATCCCAATATTCACAAACTCACCCGTTTCTGGGTAAGGAAGGAATCTTAGAATCGAGTAGTTACAGATGTAGTTCATAATTGCCCCCAGAACTGCTCATCCTTGAACCTTTCCAGTATTTGAAGCCTTTGCTGAAGGGTTGGTTCATATTCGTCGTCGGGATCTTGGTTCCGACAAAGCCATTCCTCCGGTAGGAGGGAGGTGATCCTACCCCAGTCATCGAGGGCCGCGTCAAGAAGTGGTAAATAATCCAGACGAGCGAGTAGGTTTCCATCAAACGAGCCTAACTGGTCTCGAAAGACGTGGTACCTCCTGAACTCTTCTAGGCTGAGATTTGGGTCGAACGCCACGTTGTGGTCAATCACCACGAGCTCCCCTTTCGGGTTCAGGATGAGATTGACGTTCCCTCCAATTTCTCCAAGTCCACGATCACCATTCAGTATCCACCAATCAAAGAGTAAAACCTTTCTTTTCAGATCGACAGGTAGCGAATTTAGATTTGCCCACATCAGGTCAGAAGCATTCTCAACTTGAAGCGAAGCGAATGCCGGGCCACCACTTAAGTCTCCAATCCCATCCATGACGCTAAAATCAATTAAGGCCTGAGGGATATCAATCACCCTCCATGGAGGGATGGGTAGTCCGAGGTGCGCACCCAGCTCGGCAGATAGAGCTTCCGAAACCAGCCCATTGCCAAGGGCTCTTGAAAGACCTTTGACGAAGTAAGTCTGATCGTCTTCAGCCCTGACAAGGAAAGGCTGGACAGACAAGCCTTGTTCGCTCTGCCTTATGATTTCCTTAGCGGTAATGCGCTCTAACATTTGCATTCCTTGCTACTTCTTCAGATCGCAATTTTTGCGAGCTGAGGGAGCTATCGATTTTGGTTTTAGGCAGAAATCAACGCCATACCACCTACTCAGCCTTCGCCCGCGTCACTCGGCCCGCCCCGACCTCATCCGCATACGCCGTCAGCCGATCCTCATCTTTATGAAAGATCGTGATCATGCGCATGATGGCTTGGGCGTCAGGCTCATTCCCGGCCAGGCTGGCACGCTCAGCAATTCGCATCAGCTCTACTGCCGACCATTTCAAATCAGAAGCGACACCCTGGAGGTCGCGCTTTAGGTCTTGGTTGGGTTTGGTGAGTGTCATCTATGCCTCAGGCCGCTTTAGGCCTTTCAATGAGTCCATGGCTGTTCTCAATGAAGAGTAACAACCCTGCGACTTTCGCCAATCCTGATCCGGTCTAGCGCCCGGTTTAGAGAATCCAAGGCATCAAGGAGGGCTTTCGCCTCGGTCTCTCGACTATCTCCCCAAAGACGTTCAGCCATTTTATTCAGGGCTTGGATAGATCTTTCAATGTCTGCAGCGGTTGCTGTAGTGGGGTCTGCCGGCCGCTTCTTTGGCATTGTCAGAACTTCTGCAGCGCCCGTACGACGACGCCCACGATCCGGCAATGCTCGTCAAACGGTTCAATCGGGTACCCAGGGTTCAGCGGCTTTAAGAAAAGTCTCCCGCCATCATTGACGAGCTTCTTGAACGTCGCCTCGTTGCTAGCAGGCAGCTTGGCGATCACCAGCTTGCCAGGTGCTGCCTCGGCTTCGGTGTCCACGAGAATCAGAGTGCCTTCGGTGACGCTTTGCCCGACGGGTGAAGTCATCGAGTCTCCTTTGACCTCAAGCCAGAAAGCAGCGCCCTTCGAGTCGTATTCGGAAAACTCGTATCGATCAGAGAATCCGGCAGGGTAGGGCTCAACAGCTTCAGCCCAGGCGCCGGCGGCGACCCAGCTGATAACCGGGTAGCGGTAGGACTCAGCGGGTTGGCGAGCGTTGCTTACGTTTGAGTCGACAGTGCTCGAGCCAGTCATAGGCCCAATGTTCTCGGAGAGCCAAATAGCGTTCACCCCACACACATGTGCAATTTTTGGCAGGTGTGCGCTTTGAAGGTTCTTTCCTGTCTCCAGCTGCGAAATCACTGGCTGCTCGACCCCCACCTTTAGGGCGAGGGCTTTCTGCGTCAGCTTGGCGTGATTTCGTGCGGATTTGATTCTTTCGGCGAGTGTGCTCATCCGCTGGAATTTATAAGTTCCCTTATCGGCTTGCAAATAAGTGTCCTTCTACTTAGGATATAAGCATGCTTATTAGGAGGGCTCTCATATGACCCCTATCGAAAGGCTCGTCGACTTCTTCGGCGGGCAAACAAAAACAGCTTTGGCGCTCGACGTTTCCCAGGCCGCAGTTTCGTACTGGGTGGCCGGGATTCACCCGATGGGCGCCGAAAAGGCATTCAAGGCTGAAGAGTTAACCGGTGGAAAAGTTACTGCGCGTGAGCTGTGCATGCGAACAACGCGGTCCTAGTCCGCTGCATAGCAACACAGTCAACCATCCATTGAACAAATTTTCGCCCACGCACTGGCAGGGCGCCACAGAAACAAATTTGAGGTTTTACGAATGGAAGATTTCTTGAGGGCTTGCCACACCACCATCAAGGAAAGCGGGGCAGAGAAGCTGGCAGGGAAAATGTGCATGTCGCATGTGAGCCTGCTTCAGCGCTCCAACCCGGACAACGCCGCGCATCACCTGACTATCGAACATTTGTTCGGCGTTCTGCTGCACACCGGTGACATGCGCCCATTGACCGCTCTGGCCGATCAGTTCGGGTTCGACTTAATTGCGCGGGAAAAGCCTGCGGTCAAGCCGTTGATGGTTGCGCTTGGGCAGCTTTCGGCAGAGTGCGGGGATGTTGGCCGGCTAATTTTTGATGCTGCCGAGGACAACCACATCAGTCAGCACGAAAAAGCCCAAGGCGAGAAAGCGATCCTTGAGGCGATCGACGCACTTCAGGTTCTCCGCGAGTCGCTCAAGGCCGCCTGAATCGCAGACACAAAAAAGCCGGGCTGCAACCCGGCTCTTTCAACAACGATAAAACAATGTGGGGCCATTATGAACACGATTGTTGCTCCGGGCAATACGGTCACTATGTTGAGCCGGAAGATCATCGAACTCACCGGCAAACATCATCACCATGTTGTGTGCGGCATCAACGTGATGGTAACTCGATCAGGCATCGTCACGCTGGCTGAACAACTTCAAGGAATTACGCTGTGAGTGTCCAAGCAATGTCATGGGCGCTCTCTCTGCCCACCCAATCCCTGAAAGACTCAAGCGCTCGTCATGTGCTGCTGTGCCTGGCCAACTATGCCGGCTCCAACGGCGCTGGTGCATTCCCTTCTGCTTCGACTTTGTCCCAGGACACTGGCCTTTCAGAGCGTACGGTCCGCTACAAGTTGGATGATCTAGAGAAATGCGGGCTGATCCAGAAGGGCAATCAAGCCATTGCCGCCGTGCACATTGATCGTCATGACCGTCGCCCAGTCGTTTACGACCTTCAACTCTCGCGGGGTGCAATTCCTGCACCCCGTACAAACCGGGGTGCAAATGACGCAACGGGGTGCAACTCACTACAGAACGGGGTGCAGTCCGGAACAGAACGGGGTGCAGCGGCTGCACCCAATACGTCAATTAACCATCAAGGAACCGAACAGCAGCTGCAGCGCGAGATTTCCGATGTGATCGCCGAGCAGGACCAAGCCGCCATCGATGCACTGGATGAACGCCAACGCTTCGCCATGTTCGCCACCTGGGTACCGAGCGAAAAGGGATTGGCTGATCAACTCGCAATCGCCGGGCTGCCTGCTGAATCGGTGACTGATGAGTTGTTCGCTGATTTCAAGGGCTTCTTCGTTGCCAAGCCTGTGACCGTCGACAGCCCATCTGGCTGGTGCTTTCGACTGGTCAAGTGGATCAAGCGTGAGCAGGTGAAGCGTGCCGGAGACCAATCTGCGCCGCCTGACTTCGATGACTCTAGCTGGGCTGATGATCTGGGGGATTTGTGATGGAGATGAAAGCGCCGCGTAGTGCTACTCAACTGCTCAGCAAAATGGGAAACCTGCCACCCGTTGCGCTGGTTCAACCGAAGCAACTGCCGCCTGGCACCACCGACGTCGTTAACGCACTGTTCAAAGAGCTACAGGCGATTTTTCCGGCCTGGAAACAAGCCTGGCCCGACGATGATGCTTTGCGAGCTGCAAAGCGTAGCTGGATCAAGGCGTTCATCGTCGCCGGAATCAATACCCTTGAGCAGATCCGGTACGGGCTTCAGAACTGCCGACAGTACGGCGGCGATTTCGCGCCGAGCGTTGGCAAGTTCGTGAAGTGGTGCCAGCCAACGCTTGAGATGTTGGGCGTCCCTTCGCACGATAAGGCTTTCCGTGAAGCGCTGGTCAATTTGGACCCGAGCCGCGCCTCTTCCCGTGTGTGGTCGCACCCAGCGGTGCGTCATGCGGCGCTCCAGTGCGAGATGCATAACCTGAACAGCCTGGTGTCGGAGAAGGCCAGCAAGGTCTTCGATCGGGCCTACGACATCACCATCCGGATGTTGGTCCAGGGCAAACCGCTTGAGGATATCGCCGTCGGCATCGGGCACGACTCGCAGAAAGCTGAAGTGCAACTGGCCCAGGAATATGGTGATGCGCGACTACTAGCAACCATGGTTCGGCAATCCATTCCAGTCGATGGCCAGGCCGCCCGTGCTCAGTTGCTGGCTCGTCTCGGTATTCGAAAAAAAAATACTATCGAGGGCCACTCCGATGCCTGATCGCCTGTTGGCTGTTCCTGACCCGAATAACTATCGATTCGCCGTGTTCTGTTGCTCTTTCAAGTGGGATCTAGGGAGCACTCCCGATCACGCATTGGCGTTGTTTGTTGATCAGGCAATGGCCGAGCGTTATGGCGCATCGATGTGGCCGAACACCTTTCAAGTCGTCGATCTTCTGGCTCCAGTAGGTAACCCGCTATGACCGCCCAAGTGAAAACACTGACCGTGAAGCTTTCGGATGCCGAAATCGAGCGCAGCGCCAAGAAGCTTCACGTTCGCGACCTACGAGATGCGAGTCACCCGGCGTTGCACTTTCGCTTCGCGAAGAATCGATCGCGCGGATCTTGGTACTTGCTCAGCAAGCGCTCCTGGCACAGGATCGGCGCGTTTCCAGACCTGAGCACGAAGCAGGTCGTGGCCGCGTTGCCGGCAGTGCGCCTTCGGGTTGCTGCCGCCGAGAGCTCGACGCTTTCAACGTGGCTCACTACCGGAGAGCTTTTGACCTGGTATGCCGATCGGATGGCCCGCGACCGCAATTTGTCAGAGAAGCGCAAGAAGACCGGTGCTTCGGCTATCAAGTGTCACCTGATACCGCGCTTGGGCGACCTGTCGCTGACCGGTATCGACAAGGCAACCCTCGACAGTCAGCTCATGTGGCCGTTGCAGGAAAGCATTTCCATCGACTACGTGCGTTCGGTGTTCCAGCTGCTGGCCCTGGCTTTCCGTCAGGCGTTCAAGTTGGGCCTGATTTCGTCCAACCCAATGGCGAGCATGAAGTTCAACGACTTCTCCAAAGCCAAGGTTGGGATCAAGCCCTCTCGGTTGCGTGGTACCCAGCTCCAAGACCTGATGACTCGGTTGCTCGGCGCTATGGCGAGCAACCCTTCGGACGCCCTGTTGGCTCTGATGATGCTCTGTCATGGCACCCGCATCGGCGAAACCCGGCAGGCACGCTGGTCGCACGTCAGCCTGGCCGAGCGCGAGTGGTTCATTCCGGCCGAGCACACCAAGACGGGCGTCGAGCATCACCTGCCGCTGACCGATCAGGTGCGCAGGGTGCTGATCAGTTATCGCGAAATCCAGCGTGCTAATGGATATGACGGTCAGTTCCTGTTCCCGTCTCGCAACGGAAAAGCGCTCAGTGAAGGGCAGGCGAGTGCAGTGTTCGTGCGGCTGGGACAAGGCGAGTGGACCAGCCATGACTTGCGCAAAGTCGCCCGTACCGGTTGGGCAGACATTGGCATCGATCACCTGATCGGCGAGCTGCTGATCAACCACGCCATGGGCCACAACGTGAAGGTGTATATCCAGTCGGATGTCATGAGCCGTAAACGCGACGCTCTGGAGCAGTGGCACGCGCATCTAGATACGAAGGGATTTGACCAGATTCATATGTTGACCGGCGTTAGATTCGGAGATTCCGGTAAAGCGCTGAAAGCTACAGAACACAAGGCCTGCGAGGCCAATCAAGAATCAACCATAGGCGAGGTTTAAAAACGATGAAAAAGAGTTACGGCCCCGCCTTCAATAAGGAACTGATCCCGCTCAAACAGTGCCCGGCATGCAAGGGTAAGGCGGTGGTCAGCGGCGTCTTCCATCAGATCGATTGCATCCAGTGCAATGCCTCGGGGTGGGTTGCCGAGTTAACCGGTGAGGCATTGCCGGTGTCGGACCTGGTCACTCAACTGAGCCTGATGCTCCAGCGGTCAGCCAAAGAAGCCCAGGAGCTTCGCGGCCGGATGCCGCCACGTGGACCGCATGGCCAATACGAACAGAACAACCGCCGCGGCGCCGGCGGCACCAACTACACCGGGGATTGAGGGGATATTGATGATCTATAGCAGCGTACTTGGCGGTGTCGTTTCGGCCCTCGCCGCAGAGGCAATCGACAACACCAGCAAGCAGGCCTGGCAGAAGCTATACAACTCGGCGGAAGAAGATGAGGGTGGTGACCTGGCGACACTGGTCAGATCACGTGGCGCCGAGACGATTGACCGCACTCAGGTTGATTGCTGGGTTTCGGCTCGGTTGCACCACGGGCTTGAGCCGAAGCTCTGGAATGCACTGGTGGCCAAGTACAGCACGCATAAAGGCAAGAAGGTTCAGGCCATTGCTGCTCTTCAGGCGGTTGTCGGTACTCCGGCACCGAAGCTTTTTCTGTACAAGGCAATCACCACTTGGGCCATTCCACAGCTCAAGGGTGCAAAGCCGAAGTTGGTGCAATCGGTATCTGTGGATATCCCGTTGGATATGCCTGAGTGGCGTCGGGAGTCAATGGTAAAGGCAGCCATTGCAGCGGGTCATGCCAGTGCCAAGAGGGCCGAGTCGAGATCGGTCGACATGATCGTGTTGAAGGATAGCTTCTACGACATGAACACCTGGGACATAGACGGTACGCCGGAGTCGACTCGTCGCCGCTGGCGTGCCGGTGTGCATGGTGTGCTGGATGACATGGTGAATGAGGCGCTGAGTGAGGCGGACGCGATTCTGCAAGCTGAAGGACTCCTGCTGGATAGTGCTGCGTGAGCTTTGGCACGGAATAAAGAAACGTCCTTTGCTACAGTCAACCGATCAGCAAACTGGAGTGCGTGCTATGCGTTATATGGAGTTGGTCGGGGTAGTAGGTTTGTCGGTAGCAGTAGCATCCTGCGCCAGCAGTGGAAACAAGATCAGTCAAAGCCAAATTGATCAGATAAAAATCGGTGAAACCACATTCAATCAAATGGTTGAGATCTTCGGCTCGCCTGTTGGGCAGGGTTATGGAAGTGAAGGGCATCTGACTGCCAATTGGATGTACGTGTACGTCGGGCCGTTTGGTTCAGGAATGGAGCAACAGGTCTTGGCGGTTTATTTCGACGATAAGGACAAAGTGCAGAAGTACAACTTGCTGAACCAGGCACCCAATGGGCCTCGGTTGGGAAGGTGAGATTCACGTAGCCTATTGACATCAGTGAGCGATTGAGCGAAATTATCCCCATCCTGTCATTCCTGCGCGTGTTAGGAGTGACGAAGAAAGCCCGGCCTTAGTGCCGGGCTTTTTGCTTTCTGCACCACTCCTAAGCCTCGCCACTGTGCGGGGCTTCTTTTATTTCACTCTCCCAAATTTGGAGCGTGAGCAACCTTCAAGCCCTCGGCTCTCAACGACCGGGGGCTTTTTTATGGGGACAGAAAAGTGAACACAGAATCTGGCCTTGCGGTGACGGTCGCGAAAGCCGCGCCGCCGGTGGCGTATTTCAGCAGCACCACGCTTTTCGGCTTTCAAATTAGCCACCTGATTGGCTGGATGACTCTGCTCTATACCCTATTGCTGTTGCTCGATAAGGCGTTCCCGTCCTGGCGCACCACGCTGGTTAGCTCGGTTACGTCAGCGGTGACGGCATGGCGAAAATAAAGCTGCCGGCCGCACTTCTGGCGGTGTTGGCTGCCGGTGGTTCGGCCTATCAGCTGATGGACGTGGCAGTCCCCATCGTCGAGGGCAACCCTCTGCATGCCTATCTAGACATTGGCGGCGTTCCTACCATCTGCGGTGGGGTGACTAAGGGCGTGAAGTTGGGCGACGTTGAGACAATCGAGGGCTGCACGCGCCGCAACCGTGAGGCCATCGACATCGGGCTGAGGGACGTTGCGCGGTGCGTCACCACCTCTGATCCCATGCCCGAATCGATGAAAGCGGGGTGGGGCTTGTTTGCCTACAACGTCGGCGGCCCGAAGTTCTGCGGCTCGACAGCGGCCAGCCTGCTTCGCCAAGGGCAGTACGTGCAAGCGTGCGATCAACTCAAGCGGTGGCGATACGTTGCCGGTAAGGATTGCGCGCTGAAGAGCAGCAAGTGCGACGGCATCATTCATCGTCGCTCCCTGGAGGAAACCTTATGTGCGTGGGACTTGTGATCGGCGCGCTGGTAAGTGTTGTCGTGTTCCTGCTGGCCACCGTGGCGGTCGGTCCGTATCAAGTGGTGATGGTATGAAGCTGATTCCCTGGGGTATCGCGTTGCTGGTCGCGGCCTTGGCGCTCTGGCGCATCGAGGCCGTCGATTCGGCCCGCGCGTTGGCCGAACAGGCCAGCAGCAATGTCAGCAATCAGCTGACAACCGAACAGCAGCGAACCGCCGAACAGGCGGGGGTGATCGATGACCAGCGTGCCCAACTGAAGCAAGCGCAGACCGCTGACCGCTTGTTCCGATCATTGGCGCAGACCATCGCTAAGGATGGTGCCGTTACGCGTAACGCGCTACAGGAGCTTAAAGAGAATGATCAAGCTATCGCCGATTACCTGGCCGGTGCTGTACCTGCTGCTTACGGGGTGCAGTTCGCCCGTCCAGAAACCACCGACCCAACCCAGTACAAGCCAAGCGCAGCCCTGTCCGCTGGTAGCCTGCCGCCTGCCGGCACGCCCGGCGGTGCTGGCCAATGAGCAATGGGAGGATGCCGTGTTAGTGACTGAAGACGCGTTGAAGACCTGCGCCGCCCAGGTGCTGGCCTGCATCCAACAACAGGCACCGACCACGCGCCATAATGGTGCGTCGATGGGTCTGGGTCCCTCTGGCTCCAAAATTTGAACCTACGGTCGTCAGGCCCGCGCGGCTCGCGAATTTTTCGGTTTTCGGAAAAGCGCGCCCTTTGTCCACCTTTATCGTTCAATTTTTGAACAGGTGGTCACGTGCAGCCCTTGAATTTACTGGCAACGTGTGCGCCGAACGAGAAGGGCAAGGTGGACAAATAGGCCAAGCGCTCGGCCACCCCTTCGCATTGGTCGACCTATGCCGCTGATTTTGAATAAACGCGAATACGCCGATGCCCGGGGCATGTCCGAACGGACGGTTACGCGCTGGCTTGGCGAGGGGTTGCCGCACGAGGGAAGTGGCAAGAAGGGCGACCCCTTGCGCATCGACATGGCCAAGGCCACCGCTTGGGAAATTGCGCGGGAGGTGGCAAGGCAACTGGGCGACGGCAGCACGCTTGACGGTCAAACCACCAGCAAGGAACAAGAAGAACTGATGAAGCTGCGCGCCGACCGCAAGACGCGGGAAGCCGAAGCCGAGTTGCGCGCGTTGGAGCTGGGCGAAAAGAAAAAAACCTTGATCGACATCGATCTGGTCGAGCAGACCCTGGCCAGCGCACTGACGCAAATGGCGATGATCCTGCGCCCGGTGGGCCGCAAGGTGATTCCCAAAGTATTCACCGCGCGTAATGAAGCGGCGGGCTTGCAGATCTTCGACGACGAACTGACCCGGGCCATGTCGGTCGCGGCCGACATGCTGGAGGCGTTAGACATCCATGCCGCACCGTCTGAAGAGGATTCTTAAGCGGGGGGCCAAGGTGTTTCGGCCGGCGCCGTTGCGCGCGGCCTGGCTGTGGGCCAATCAGAAGCGCGTCTTGCCGCCGGGCAGTCCCGAGCCGGGGCCATGGAACAGCGATCGCGCACCTTGGGTCAAGGGCATCACCGAAGCCATCCGCGACCCGCTGTTCAAGATGGTGACCGGCGTGATGGGCGCGCAGATGTCGAAGACTGACGGCGTGCTGTTGAACGCAGTTGGCTGGCGGATGGACGACGATCCGGGTCCGGTGCTGTACATCGGCCCGACTCGCAAGAACGTCGAGTCGGTGAGCAAGGATCGTTTTTCCAAATTGCTGAAGTCGGTGCCGTCGCTGTTTGAGGCGCTGGCCAAGGGCAAGCAAGACACGATCAATGAAAAGTTCATCAACGGTCAGCGCATCGGCTTCGGCTGGGCGGGCTCGGCGACTGAGCTGGCGTCGCATCCATCGCGCGACGTGTTCGTCGATGAACGCGACCGTATGGGTAATAACGTCGGCGGCGAAGGCGACCCGATCAGTCTGGCCGAAGCGCGTATTTCCAACTTCATCGACGGCAATGTGACGGTTGTTTCGACACCGACCGTTGGCAGCGTGGAAACTGAAACCGACGACGATGGCCTGGAGCGCTGGCGGCCGTCGGACGATGTCCATTCGCCGGTGTGGAAGCTGTGGCAGGAAGGCACCCGGCACGAATGGGCCTGGTCGTGCCCGCACAAGGGTTGTGGTCGGTATTTCATCCCGCGTTTTTCGACCTTGTACATCCCCGACGGGGCGACGCCCAAGCAGGCCCTGGACGACGCCCGGCTGTTCTGCCCGCATTGCTCGGCGATGATCGCCGAGGAATCGAAAGAGTGGATGAATGACCGGGGCGTGTTTGTCGCCCCGGGCCAGCGCCTGGTTGGTTTCAACACGGCGGGTGCGCAGATCGAGCAGGGCGGCGTGACGGTAACGGTCGAATTCGGTACCTACCTGGCGCCGCTGGAGGCAGACACTTCGGCGTCGTTTTGGGTGTCCGGGTTGTGCTCGCCCTGGCAGACCTTTGGCCAGCGCGCGCGCAAGTTCGTGGTGGCCATGTTGTCGGGCGAGCCCGGCCGGATGCAGGCCGCGATTAACACCGCATTCGGCGAGCTGTTCATGGTCAAGGGCGAGGCGCCGGCCTGGCAGTCGGTTGCCGCGCTACGCCGGCCCTATGCCTTTGGCGAGGTGCCGCGCGGGGTGCAACTGATCTTGGCCGGTGTCGACGTGCAAGGCGACCGCCTGGTCTATGTGGTGCGCGGCTTCGGCTACAACTTTTCGTCGTGGCTGATCGAGCATGGCGAAATATGGGGCGACACCGAACAGGAACAGGTGTGGCAGGACCTGGCCACGCTGCTGGAAACGACCTACGACGGCCGGCCGATTGCGCGGATGCTGATCGACTCGGGCTATAAGCCCGGCGGCAAGGCTGCGCCGGTTCACATGGTCTATCAGTTCTGTCGGCGTTACTACGGCCGCGCGGTGCCGACCAAGGGCCGGCAGCAGCAAGACAAGCCGTACAAGTTCGCTGACGTGGACCAGAAGGGCCACGAACGTCAACCGCTGAAGCTGATGCACATCCACACCGACCACTTCAAAAGCTGGGTGCATGCCCGTATCGAGTGGCCGGTCGAACATGCCGGCGCCTGGTACATCGCGCAAGACGCGACCGACGATTACTGCCAGCAGGTGGTCGCCGAGGCGCGCCTGGTGACCCAGGCGGGGCGCGTGTTCTGGCACAAGCTGCGTACCGACAACCACTATTTCGACGCTGAAGTGTTGGCGGCGACAGCCGCCCATCTTGAGCAGGTGCATCGCCTGCCGCGCCTGGGGGACGAAATGCTAGACCAGCCGGATGAAACCGCGCCTGACCTAACGGACATGCCTGCGTCGCCTGATGGCGCGCGGGTAAAACAGAAACCCAAACCCCCACCGGAACCGGCAGCGCCGGCGCCAAAGCGGAAAAAACGCCGCCGGGGGGCTGTGAGTGAGTGCCAGCTATGAGCCGAAACCGTGGGGCAGTTCGGGCGGAAATCGCCGCCATCGACAAGGCCATTCTTGATGTGCTGCAGGGTGGCCAAAACGTCGAGGTGACGACGGCCGCCGGGACGCGAAAGGTGCAGATGGCGGACCTTAAAACCCTGTATGCACAACGCGATCGCCTGCGGCGCAGCCTGCGCGGCGGGCCGGTGGCGCGACAAGGAATTCCGATATGAGTCGAAACGTCTTCGACCGCGTGGTCGGTTTCTTTTCCGCCTCGGCGGGATTGGAGCGCGCGCGGGACCGGATGAGTCTCGACGCCCTGGATTCATTTGCCGGGGCGTCGAAAAGTCGCCCGGCGCTGAAATCGTGGTTTACCTCGAAAAAGGACGCCGACGGCGACGTTAACCCCGAACTGGCGACCCTGCGGTCGCGGTCGCGCGACTTGGAGCGCAATAACCCGATTGCCCACGGCGCCATGAAAACCAAGACGGTCTATGTGATCGGCACCGGGCTACGGCCTGAACCGAGTATCGACGCCGAGTTCCTGGGGCTGAGTTCCCAGCAGGCGGAGACGTTACAGGCGCAAATGTTGCGTGAGTTCAACCTGGCGGCCGATTGCCTGGAGGCAGACGCGGCGCGCCGCAAGACCTTCTTTCAAAAGCAAGCCGAGCTGTTCCATAGCGCCCGGGTGAATGGCGACGCGTTTCTGTTGCTGCCACATTTCGAGCGTGAAGGGTCACCGTACGCGACGCACTTTCAGTCGGTCGAGTCCGACCGCGTGTGCAACCCGAACAACAAACCCGACAGCGAAACCCTGTCGGGCGGTTTCGAGCTGGACGAACACGGCGCCGCCGTGGCGGTGCATGTGCTGCAAACCAACCCGGCCAAGCGCTTTTTGCGCTCGAAAGCGTCCTGGCAGCGGGTGCCGCTGTTCGGTGAGCAGAGCCGACGCAACGTGCTGATTCACTCCAACCACAACATGCGGGCCAGTCAAACGCGGGGCATTCCCGATTTGGCGCCGGTGATCGAGGTGATTAAGCAGGCCGGGCGCTACATCGATGCCGAACTGATGGCGTCGGTGATTAGCTCGAAATTCACCGTGTTCATCAAGTCCGACCGCGATGGTGGTGGGGATGCTTATGGGCCGGGAGGGGGCAGGACAGGTGCAGCGGATGACGATGACGACGACAGCGACGAAGCCCGCGACCTGCGCCTGGGTGATGGCCTGGTGTATGAGCTGGACGAAGGCGAGAGCATTGAAACGGCCAACCCGGGGCGACCGAATGCGGCCTTTGACCCCTTCGTGACGGCGCTCTGGCGCATGATCGGCGGCGCCATTGGTGTGCCGTTTGAAGTGTTGATCAAGCACTTTACCGCCAGTTACTCGGCCAGTCGGGCGGCGCTGTTGCAGTTCGCCCATTACATCATGGTCGACCGTGCGAATTTCGTCGTCGACGTGTGCCAGCCGTATTACGAAACCGTGATCGCGGAAGCGGTGGCACGGGGGCGCTTGCGCTTGCCGGGGTTCTTTCAGGACCCGCTGGTCCGCCGAGCCTACTGCCAAGCGCTGTGGCACGGGCCCAATCTGGGCGAGCTGGACGAACTGAAGGCGGTCAATGCGGCTGAGAAGCGGCTAAAGATCGGCATCAGCACGCACGAACGGGAAAGCCGTCACTTGCTGGGCCAAGGCTGGGAGCAAATCAACAACCGGCGCGTGATCGAGGAGCGCCGCAAGTACAAACCGGCGGCGCCGAGTGCGCCGCCCAATGACGACAACGTCGAACAAGGCCCCGAAGGCAACCGCCAACGGGGCCTTTTGCTGCCAGGGGAGGACGCATGAAAAAGCTGATGGCCTTGCAGTTTCTGGCTTCACAAGCCTGGGCGCTGCCGCCGACGATGCTGGCTGACATGGAAGCCATCGCCCGCCGAGAGTTGAAGGCCGGCAGCCTGGAGGCACTGGCCACGCAAGACGGGGAGGGGCTGAAGTCGGCCCCTGCCGTCGAGCTGCGCGACGGGGTGGCACTGATCAAGGTGCGCGGGGTGGTGTCGCGCTATGCCAGCTGGATGCACGACATTTGCGGCGGCACGTCGACCGAGGCGCTGGCCAAATCGCTGTCGGCTTCGATTGAAGACCCCAAGGCCCGCGCCGTGGTGCTGTGGTTCGACTCGCCCGGTGGCCAGGTCAACGGCCTGAATGAAATGGCCGAAATGATCTATCAGGCCCGGGGCCGGAAAAAGATCGTCGCCTATGTCGGCGGCCAAGCCTGTTCGGCGGCGTACTGGATGGCTTCGGCCTGTGCCGAAGTGGTGATCGACGCGACCGCCGAACTGGGTTCGGTGGGCACGGTAGCGGGGTTTCGCATCCTGCCGCCGGTCGAGGGCGAACAACGCATCGAAGTCGTGTCGAGCAATGCGCCGAACAAGCGCCTTGACCCGACCAGCGAGGACGGCCAGGCAGCCGTGCAGACCATCGTCGACGACCTCGAAACAGTGTTCATCGACGCGGTGACCCGAAACATGGGTGTCGGCCGCGACAAGGTCCTGGCCGACTTTGGCCGGGGCGGCACCTTTATCGGTGCCAAGGCAGTAAAGCAGGGCATGGCGCACCGCCTCGGCAGCTTGGAAGGCTTGATCGCCGAGCTAAGCGGCCGGCAGTCGTCGCGCCCGATTCAACCACTCAAGGCGTCAACCGCCGCCAAGACCAACGTAGGAGCAAACCACATGCCTCTGACTATCGCAGAAGGGGCGACGGCGGCCGCCGTTGCTGACGCCCTG